AGCTGGCCGAGAAGCTGGGCGCGAAGCTCGACGACTCATCGGACTCTGCCGACGCGTTGGCGAAGGTGATGGCGGCTACGGCCGACAAGCTCGAAGCGGAGCTGAAGGAAACGACGCAGATCGCCGAGCTGTTGGGCAACGCGTTGGGTCCGGAGATGGCCGCGAAGATCGGTCAGGCGAATCTCGACAAGATTGCAGGCGAGTTCCGTGCCGCCGGCCTTGACGCCAAGGGCGCCGAGGAGAAGATCGACCAACTCGCCGATGGCGTGCGCCGGTTGGATCAGGTCGCCGATTCCGCGGGCACGCTCGACACGAAGATCAAGGATGTCGGCAAGTCGACCGACCAGAGCCGTTCGGTGATGGCGAACTTCACCGGTAACGCCATCCAGGAACTGCCGGGCATGACCGGCATGTTCGGCCCGCTGAACATGGCCGTGGGTCAGTTCGGTGAGTACGCCGCCGAGGGCAACATCCAGATGAAGAACCTGGTCGCTACCGGCGCAGGGATCGGTATCGCCGCGTTGGCGATGGAGGCGTTGGCGGATCGCAGCGCCAAGGTTGCCAAGATCAAGGCCTTTTCGCAGGACGCAATCAAGGGGTATGGCGAAGCGTTGAAGAACGCCGACACCCGGGTCGAAGCAATCGCCGAGCATCTACGCGAGGTCGGCAAGCTACAGCTACAGCTCGGCGACACCAAAGGCGACTTCTGGACTGGCGGCTTATCACAGACGCTCGATCTGACCGCTGCTACCAACGCGCTCGGCCTGACTGTCGACGACGTGGCAGCGATCATGGGGGGCGGCCAGGGGCGCATCGACACGTGGGCCGCTGCGCTTAAGGGTGGCGGCGCTGAGGCCATAGCCGTAAACCAGGTCGCTGCCGGGATGACCCAGCAGCTCGGGTTCGTTGCCAAGGCCGAGGACGCTGCCGCGCTCAGTGCCCAGTTCCTCGCTGACAAACTGGTTCCCGCCGCCGAGAAGACGAAAGGGATGAGGGACGAGGCCAACGACGCCGCCGAAGCCAACACCCGGTTCCGTAAGGCGACAGAGGAGCTGGCTACCGCCCTTGGCCTACTCGACGACGACGAGGCGTTGCTCAATCTCAAACAGCAGTTTGACGACGTGAAGACCGAAGCGGAGGCCGACTATCTGGCCGTCGCCGCCGGGTCGATGACCGCCGAGCAGGCGACCCGCAACCACGAACTCGCGCTGATCGACCTTAAGAAGAGGGTCGCCGACTACGCCACGGAGGTGCTCAAGCTCCCCGCCGAGCAGGTGTCGAAGATCATCGCCGAGATGACCGACGCGAACGCCGCGGAGATCGAGATGCGGCTCACCGTGTTGGCTCGCACCCGCAACGCGACCATCGTCGCCAACCTGGTCACGACTGGCACCCATGCGGGTGTAGGTGACCAGGCGCGCAGTGCGTCGGGCACGAACAACGCTCGCCCCGGGTTCACGTTGGTGGGTGAGCAGGGACCGGAACTGGTCCGCATGGGTGGCGGCGAGAAAGTCACCCCGGCGGACGAAACGAAGTCGCTGCTTGATCCTGTGGCGTTCGCCAACGTTGTCGGCCCGATGATCGCCAGGGCGATCCGTCAAGAATTGCGGTCTGCCTGATGGCTGAAGTCGATCTCGGAACCGCCTACATTGCGCTCGCATCCGACCTGACCGACGAGATCGCCGTCTCGTCGGTGTCGTGGGCGTCGGCGAAGCGTGGCAACGTCGACGTGCGTACCCGTGCGAACGGTCGCACTGTTGCCGTGTCCCGCCCAGGGGTCACTCGTACGGCGATGGTTGTGCTCAAGATCGAGGACCGTGACGACCTCGAATGGTTGGAGGCGAACATCGCGCGACTAGTGCTCGTTCGTGCCGAGCGCGGGCAACGCCTGTGGGGTGTGTACTCGACACCCGACTACGCCGAACGGTTGTGGCCGGTGCTGCCGATCATGGTCACCCTCACCGTCAATGAAGTGACCGTCAGCGAGGTCGTATGAGCACCGTCGATCTGATCGAGGCGCCGGTTGTTGGCCTGTCGTTCGGGCTTGATCTGCTCGACTCAACCGGGGCGTTCGTGGCCGATATCACGACCGATCTGGTGGGCGACGGGTCGACTGTGGCCCGTCGTGCGGACAACACGATCCACGGCACCTGCAACCTGGTGATCACCCGTCAACTGGTGTGGGGTTCGGCCAGGGTGCGCCCGTGGGTGGAGGTGTCCGCCGAAGGCGAAACGACCACCCGTTGGAACCTGGGTGTGTACGCGCTGATGACCCCGGCCCGCAACGCCGGTGAGGTGCCCGAGACGTTCACTGTCACCGGCTATGACCTGCTGTCACATCTGAACACCCCGTACGGTTCCACCTTCGCGGCAGCGGTGTCGGCGGTGCCGCTCACTCTGATTGCCACGATGCTGACTGCCGCGGGGATCACGAACGCGATCGATCAGACAGCGATCGGTTCGGTGCTGGCCACGGCGATGGTGTGGCCGCTCGACGAGAAGAACACGACACTCGCGATCATCAACGAACTCCTCGCGCTGATCGGGTACGGGCCGCTGTGGTTGGATCGTGACGGCCGGGCACGTTCCCGCCCATTGGATGCCGATGACCCGACCGTGTGGGCCTACTCGGCGGATTCGGCCACGACGACGGTGGGCGAGTCGCGGACGTTGACCGCCGACTACTGGGGGGTTCCGAACCGGTGGGTGTTCGTCCGCAACGGCACCACTGCGGTGCCATCGGAGGGTGCTGGGATCTACACGGTGGACAACCTGGCCGACGGGCCGGCGTCGCAGGCCGGGCGTGGGCGGATCATCATCAAGCCGGTGTGGTTGGACGCGGTGTCGCAGACGGCGTTGGTGTCCCAGGGTGATGCGATCGTGGCAGCGGATAAGCGGGTGGTGTCGGCTGTGTCGTTCGCTGCAACCCCGAACCCTGAGCACTGGCACAACGACCGGGTGACGTTCACCGACGCAGCCCTGTCGCTGGTCGCGTCACCGTTCAGGCTGGTGGGGTGGTCGTTGCCGTTGAACGGTGGCGACATGACGTTGGAACTGGAGGCGACTGTCTGATGCGTTCACAACTGATCGCCGAAGGGTGGGTGCAACAGGTGTCACCGTTGCTGGTGCGTTTCGCCGGTGACGGTGGGTCGACTGCGATCGCATGGAAGTCGTCGGGGTTGACGTTCTCCTTGAATGAGAAGCTGATCCTGCTCGCAGCCCCGTCGGGGTGGACTGTGCTCTGCAAGCCGGTGGCCACCTGATGGCCACGACAATCGACACCTACGCATCTTCGACCGGGCAGGAGCCTGGCCGGCAGATGGCACGCATGGCAGACGGTCGACTGTTGTCGTTGCATCGTGATTCGTCGAACAACCGGGCAGAGATCTGGTACTCCGACGACCAGGGGGCCACCTGGTCGGAGAACACGTCGGCCCGGTTCACGTTCCACACCAACTTCGCTGCCGGGTCCGACATGAGTCTTGGCCTATTCGTCGACGTCGACGACAACGTGCACGTTGCGTACCTCGGTGGCGGGCTCGACTCCTACGACTACGTGTGGTATCGGGTCGGGGCCACCGTTGGCACCGCCGGTGGCGCGTTCGGATCCGAGTACGAGATCGCGAACGTGTGGGGCTCCGCTGCCTCCATGAAGGGTGCCTCGCTCGTCGCTCACCAGGTGGTCGGCGCGTCCGGATACAAGGTCCACGTCGGCTACCAGATGACCGCTACCGGGTCGTACAACATGGTGGTCCGCACCCTCACGTTGGATGCGGCGCTCGCGGTCACCGCCGCCAACACGCAGACCGGGTACGCCACCATCGCCGCCTGCGAGCCGGCCCCCCGGCTCGACTTCAATCACACCGGCGACGGCAAGACCATCGCCTCCTCACTCCCGCACCTGTACGCCTGCTGGCGTTACGCCAGCGGTCTGGCGTTCGTGAAGTGGACCTACTCGGGCGGCTCATGGACGTACGGCACCCTGCGCCAGATCGACGCCGGTGCGTGCACGCTGATCGATGGTGCGTTCGACGGTGCCCAGTTCATCATGGCCTACAACCTGACCGCGACGAACACGGTGCCCCGCTACGCCGAACGCGACGCCGCGGACACCACCACCACCGCCCGCACACCCACCGCACTGTCGGATGGTGCGATGGTCGACGTGACCATCTGTCACCAGGGTTTCGACAAGTCGTTAGTGATCGGAGCGATCGGCACCACCTCCGACGATGCCAAGTACCTCCGTTTCGATCGCACAGCGGGCACCTGGGCTGGGTCGTGGACAGCGCTACAGACAGGCACGGCAACGCGCATCAGCGCCGCTAGGGGCACGCGCGGCCGTCGCGTTGACTGGGGGTGGGACGACTCGGGCACCTCATGGCGTCACGGCCAAGTCATCTTCAACACCGCTCCGACCGCGGCCACATGGGTGTCGCCGGTTGACGGTGCCGGCGGTGATGTCGGCGCGGCGTTGGTGCTCGACTGGGCGTTCGTCGATTCTGACGCCGGTGACTCGCAAACGGCGTACGCGATGCGCCGCCAGATCGGTGCCGGCACCCTCTACTACTGGCGTGCGAGCGACTCCACGTGGCAGGCCGCCGAGGTGAAGAACACCGAGACGGCAACCACGCTCTCCCTGGCATCCGGGTGGGGTGCCGACGTCGACGCGAACTACAAGTTCGCGGTCAAGACATGGGACGACATCGACGCCGCCGGGGTGTACTCGGCCGAACTGACGGTCGTGCCATCCGTGCCGGACCTGCCGACGATCACAACCCCGACCAACGCGGCCACATGGGTGACCTCAGCGATGACCGTCATCTGGACGGCAACGACACAGACCACCTACCTCGTCGAGCTGCTCAACCAGGCCGGCACAGCGGTGCTGTGGTCGTCGGGC